ACCTATTAAATCTAGGGGTAATATTAGAATTAGACGGAGAGATAGTCTTTGCTAAAAATACAGCAGCGGTTGTTTATATCGGCAAGGTGGTAGACCCAACAAAAACAACAGACCCAGACAATCCTATTTTCTATGACGGCTTTGCAATCGATGTAATGAGTAGCGACTTGTTAGACTTTGGAACTTATGAAGTTTATCCAGGTGATGATGCAGCACATAGCTTTTACGGATGGGCGAGAGGTGCAGAAGTACCGCCAATAGAAGAAATAAAACAAACAAAAAAAAAATAATCACTATATTTGATAAAAACAATATTATGGGAAAATTATCAAAAGACGAATTAAGAAAGTTTAGAAGACAAGAAGAAAAGAAACAAGCAATCTTACACGATTTAGGTTTATTACAAACGCAGTCACATACACTATCACATATGTTTGCAGAACTTGCTATGAAGCAAGAAAAAAACAAAAAGGATTTAGAAGAAAAGTATGGCAACATAGAAGTAAATCTTGAGGATGGAACTTTTAAACTAATCACAGATGAAAAAAATAAGTAAACACATATCTTACAAAGAAGCAGTTGGTTCTAATTATGCTAAACAATATGGTATAAAGAATAAACCAAATGATGAACAGGTTGAGAATATGCAGCTACTTGCTGAAAAGGTGTTTGAACCATTAAGAGAGTGGGTAGGTGCACCAATTAAAGTTAATAGTATGTTTAGGTCTTTAGAACTTAATACTGCATTAAAGGGCGCAGCAAGAAGCAGCCATCTACGAGGTGAAGCTTTTGATATTACAAGTATGGGCGGTAAGTCTAATTTAGAAATGTTTCATTGGATTAGAGAGAATTTAGTTTTTGACCAACTTATTTGGGAATTTGGTGCAGAACCAAAATGGTTACACGTTTCTTATAAAAAAGAAGATAACAGACAACAAGTATTAGTAACTAAAAGACCAGGTATATATCACACCTATTCTAATTGTAAATCTTGCTAAAATGATAACAGATTACAAAACACTTTTAATTAATTTAGGAACATTTATATTTTCAATGTCAAACGTAGATGTAATATTAAAGGTGATTTTATTATTGGTAACAATCGGTTACACTTTAAATAAATGGTGGTTGTTAAATAAGAGCAATGGAAAAAAGAAAAAGCAAAAAAAAGTTTAAAGATACTAGAGTAGGTAAATTTCTTACTAAAGTAGCACCAAACATTTTAAAGGGTGTTAGTGACATTGTACCCGATGCTGGTATTTTAAAGTTAGTAGGTAGTCTTATAAGTAAAGATGATGTAATTGCACCTAAAGACAAAGAAGAAGCCTTAAAACTGCTTGAAATGGATATTGTAGAAATGCAAGAGGTTTCAAAAAGGTGGTCTAGTGATATGTCAAGTGATAGTTGGCTATCAAAGAATGTAAGACCAATGATGTTAATCTTTCTTACAATATCTACCTGGCTATTAATTCTTATGGATAGCTTAAATATTGAATTTGGTGTAGGTACTGAATGGATTGATTTGCTTAAATCACTTTTAATTACAACGTATGTTGCTTATTTCGGTTCTAGAGGAATTGAAAAATACAAGTACATTTCTCAAAAATAGAATACTATTCCAAAATCATTATCCTTATATTTAGTAATATTTTTAGATTTATATTTAGATATATTTCTAATTATTTATTTTATATATTTGAAGTAATAAAAAAGTGTAAAGTTATTACTTATATTTTTAAAAAACAAATAAAATTTGGAAAACACAAAATGTATTGCAGTAAGAAAAGATTATTATTTATTAATAGTAGATGATAAATCATTAGGTGAATTTAAAAAAAGCCAATTAAAACATATAATAGAAACCATAGATAATGCCATCTAAACTATCAAGAAGCAAAATAGTTAAAAAACTAGATGCTATATTTAGCCAGTACATAAGGTTAAAAGATGCAGACCATAATGGTGATGTATCTTGCTTTACTTGTGGTAAGGTTTCACATTATAAGGTAGGGATGCAATGTGGTCACTTTCAATCTAGAAAACACTATGCAACCAGGTGGTTAGAAATGAATGTAGCTGTGCAATGTGTGGGATGTAATATGTTTAAAGCTGGTGAGCAATATATTTTTGGTAAGTACCTAGATGAAAAATTTGGTGATGGTACTGCTGAAGAATTATATATAAAATCAAAAGAAACTGTAAAGTATTCTAATGATGAACTACTAGACAAGATTAAACACTATAAAGAGTTGGTAGATAGTTTATAAAAGTATATCTTTGAGTATTCTGTTTTGTTAAGGAAAAGGGGTTTGGCTATATGTCAAGCCTTTTTTTTTGCTTTATACTTTTAGTTATTAAATAATTTGTTTATATTCGCTTATTATTAATTTAAACTTAACAGAATGAGAACACAAAAACACGATTTAAAAGACGAAATTAAACACCTTGAATATGCTTTATATCGAGCAGAACAAGACCAAGATGCAATAACAGTTTTGGCAATTACTGAAAAATTAGATAATGCAAAATCAACCTTAATAAATATACAATAATGGGATTTTCAGAAGAAACTGCACAGACTAAATTTGATGAGTATACATATAGAATAGAAGCTTTATGTAATAAGATAGAAGAATTAAAAGCACAAATAGAAGTATCACAAATATTTAAACAAAATGGATAGAGAAAAATTATTAGATTTGTACAAGAAGTACGATTTGGAAAAAACAGATGTGTACAAGCACCAGCACTATATTATTATTACCAGACAAGGTATAGAAAAGATAGCAGCAAAAGAAAACATATCAATCAATTACGAGGTTGTAAAGTGTGAACCAAGCTTTGCGGTTGTTAAAGCCTATGCGAAAAAAGAGGGTGTAGAAATACAAACCTTTGGTAGTGCATTAAAAGGTGCTAACTATAAAGATGGTAATTGTAATAGTTGGTACGTTATGGAAATGGCAGAAAAAAGAGCATTGTCTAGAAGTGTACTAAAACTAACTGGGTTTTATCAACTGGGTGTTTACTCTGAAGATGAAAGCGATGACTTTAAAAGAAAATAGATATGATAAGCAATGAGATATTTGAACACTACAGAATAAAACAAAGAGAGGTTGTAAAGGCTAAAAACCTTTTAAGACTTAATGGGTATTCAATTAAAAAAAACACAGACGTTAAAGAAAATAGAATAAGTTATAACAAAAAATAATATGCAGATAAAACAAGAATTTAAAGATTTAATACCACCACTTACAAAAGAAGAATTTAAGCAATTAGAAAATAATTGTATGAGTGAGGGTATAAGGGAAAAAATACTTACTTGGAATGGTTTTATTATAGATGGTCATAACCGTTTTGAAATAGCTACTAGGTGGGATTTAGATTATAAAACCGAAAGCAAACATTTTGATAATGAAGAAGCGGTAAAGGAATGGATGATACTAAACCAATTTGGTAGAAGAAATTTAAGTAACTACCAAAGAAGTGTTTTAGCATTAGAACTTGAAGATGTTTTTAGTAAGAAAGCAAAAGAAAAACAAAAAGAGGCTGGTGGAGCGGTTCGTCAGAAATCTGACAAAGCGGTAATTGATACCAAAAAAGAACTATCAAAAGTTGCTTCAGTTTCACACGATACAATAGCTAAAGTAAAAAAGATACAAGAGAGGGCACCAGAAGAAGTAAAAGCAAAATTAAGAACTGGTGAAGTAAGTATTAATGCTGCTTATAAAGAAATTAAAAAAGAAGAAAAGAAAGCTGAAAAAGAAAACGAAAGAGATAGACTAGCAGAAATCGGAAAAAACAAAAAAATTGAAATTGATTTAAGATTAGGTGACTTTGAAGAAGTTTTTAAAGACATACCAGATGGTAGTATTGATTGTATTATAACCGACCCACCATATCCAAAAGAGTTTATTGAAGTTTGGAGTAAACTTTCAAGATTTGCAAAGAGAGTATTAAAACCAAATGGGTTCTGTATTTCTTATTCTGGCCAAATGCACCTACCAGAAGTAATGAAAAGAATGGGTGAAAATTTAGATTACTATTGGTCTTTTGCTTTAATGCATACTGGTAGTAGACAATTAATTAACGGTAGGTCACTTTTTTGTGGATGGAAGCCAATATTGGTGTATCAAAATGGTTTTAGTAAATTAAAAAAACCTTTTGATGATTTTATAAATGGAAGTGGAATGGAAAAAACACATCATAGATGGCAGCAATCTGAAATGGAATTAAAACATTTAATTGATAATTTTACAGTTGAGGGTGATACAATATTAGAACCATTTGCTGGAAGCGGAACAACTATTTTAGCTGCATTAAAAAATAACAGAAATGTAATTGGTGCAGAAATAGATGAAAAAAGTTTTTATATTGCAAAACAAAGAATATCAGAATGGAAAAACTAGGTAACTATTATAATTCAGATTTAAACAAACACATTGGTGAAACACTACCAAAGATAATGACATCTATTGACTTGGATTTATTACAAGTAAAACAATCAAGAAAAATAATTAGACTTGCAGAATACAAACACAATAATGAAAAAATAGGGTATCAACAAAATAAAGCATTTGAAATACTTGGTAAGATAGCAAAGCAAATAAACACAAACTCAGATTTGTTTGATGGTTGGAAAATGCAAGTTTGTCTAATTAGAGGTGATAAACCTTACAATAAAATACAAGTGAAAGATTATATACTAAATAAAAACTATATAATTAATGACAAAAATAAAATAGATAAATTTCTATGTGTTGATGAAGTTTAAATAAAAACACGAGGTGTTGCGTGTATTGACAACACCAAAATTTAATTTATATATTATGAGTGCAATTATCAACGGAAGTATTAGAGTAGATAGACTACCTAAAGAAAAATTCATCAAAGGAAAAGATGGCGCAGTTTACTACAATTTCACAATCGCAGTACAAGATGAAACCAGGTATGGTAACAACGTAGCTTTTATGGACAGCCAAACCAAAGAAGAAAGAGAAGCAAAGGTTGCTAAAAACTATCTCGGTAATGGTAAGGTAGTTTGGATGAGTGACCAAGGTGTAACGGTTGCAGAAAGAGATGACCAGCCACAAGCGGTAAAAGAACCAGCAGGTGATGACTTACCATTTTAATTAATAAAGGGTGTGAGTTTTTAACTTGCACCTTTTTTTTATATATTTAACAAATGACAGAAAAAGAAACAGAACAAAATATGTTGATGGAGTTTATTGCAGATACCTGCAAGATAGACATTGATGAGAAAATAGATTACCCACCAGTTTGTTTAAGCTATGGTGAAAAGGTTATACAATCCGATAAAGGTGATACCATCATACCAATAGCTTTAGGAACTTATGGAAATTTAAGTGTTATAACCGCACCACCAAAAACAAGAAAGAGTTTTTTTTGTAGCTTATTAGCTAGTGCGTATTTAAGTGGTTCAAACATTTATGGTGGTAATATAAAAGGACATAGAGGCGATGGTGATTTAATTTATATAGATACAGAACAAGGAAGCTGGCACGCAGCTAAAGTATTTTCACGTCCTAAAGATATGGATAGCAACATACCTAAAGACAAATATCACACGTTTGCATTGCGTACAATAGCTTTTAAAGAGCGTTTACAATTTATTGAATACTATTTAAAGGAACATATAAAAGAACCATCTCTAGTTATTATAGATGGTGTAGCTGACTTGTGTGCAGATGTAAACAACATAGAAAAAAGTAATGAGTTAGTTAGTGCATTAATGAGAATTAGCCAACAACAAAACGTGCATATAATAAATGTAATACACCAAAACTTTGGTAGTGCTAAACTTGGTACTGGTCATTTAGGTTCTGCATTAGAAAAGAAAGCTGAAACTGTAATAAGTTTAGAAGCAAATACAGTCAATAAGGATTGGACAACGGTTAAGTGTGGCAGAAGCAGAGGGTACTGCTTTGATACATTTAGCTTTGAAGTAAATGAAAAAGGATTACCAATAATAGTTGGAGATTTATATGACCCATTAAAATAGTATGGTACAAAAAACAATGATATTAGTTGCTGCAAAGCACAAAGAGTGGTTAGAAATAGTTTTATCCTTTGGTTGCAAAAAAGAAGTGGCAGAAGATTTAGTACAAGAAATGTATATTAAAATACAACTCAAACTTGAAAAGGGTTTAGATATAATGTACAACGAAAAAGAAATAAACTACTACTACATTTTCAAAACATTAAGAACATTGTTTTACGATTTAAAAAGAAAAGGTAAAAACATAACTATGGTATCTATGGATGATATACACCTTACAACTACAGATGTAAACTTTACTGAACCATACGATAAAATACAAGAAGAACTATCAAAAATGTTCTGGTATGATAGAAAGGTATTTGAGATAATAAACGAGGGTGAAAGCATTGCAGAATTTTCTAGAAAAAGTATGATACATTATTATTCTCTTTACAACACATATAACAAAGTCAAAAGCAAATTAAAGAAACTATTATGAATGTATCTGAAAATAGATTTGATTATTGTAAAAAGTTAGGTAATTCATTTGAAGAAGATTTTAAAAATAGAGTAATTAATTCTAAATTAACTTATAGAAAATCAACTAAAAAAGAAGACTGGTATAAACACATAGATTGTTATGTAAATGGTTTTGGGGTTGATGTAAAAGGCAATAGAAGATTAAAAGAAATTTGGTTAGAACACACAAATGTAAATGGTTTTAAAGGTTGGTTAAGAGGTGATGCTATGTATATTGCAATGCACATTACAGAATTAGACAAATTTAGTATATATAAAAGAAAAGATTTGTTAG